TTCACCTCTGTAATCTCCACCACCACGACCATTGCCCTCGCAAGTTAATAGTGGTAAAGGGTGAATTCTCCAACCGTCATTATCTGGTACTTCATTTTTATCCACATAACATTTCTTTGTGTGGTTAATTACGAAACGATAATCTTCGTCTTCCTTTGGTACGTTTGGGGTAACCTTTTCGGTATCTTTGCAACGACTATACACATTGCTTTTACGACCTTTGCAGTCATCAGCATAATCTCCCGCCCAAACAACCCTTTTAGGGTTATCAGCGATTAATGTTTCGAACGCCCTAACAAAACCATTCTTTAACCAAGAATGTTCCATTAGTTTAAGGCCTGAACCAGATTTGAATACAGACCCGTCTTCACGTGTCCATTCTTCCTTAATGTCGTGTGAATAAACCCACGCTTTAACTGTTTTTTTGTTTTCCCCTAAAATTGCGGGGTGATAATACTGTCCCATATTGTTTTTGATTTATGAATACAAAGGTAAGTATAATTTTTTTAACCTGCAAACTTTTTTACAAATTAATCTTCAATAACATTAAATTTGTTGAAATCAAATCGCTCAAATAATTCACTTGCCAGTTCTTCATTAGTGTATTCAGCATAACCTTTATGCCCGTACTCCAATAAAGCTGCTGCGTAGGAATCATCCCCGTCTTGATGACCCGTTATAAACGAATCAATATCATCATCAACCAATTTATTAATGGCGTCTTGTCTTTTAATCGTTTCCATATGGTGCCTCATTAAAGGTTCTAAAATCGTCATCTACCCTATTTGATTGTGTGCGATAGTATTCAGCGATGTTGATAATCTCATCAACCAATTGCTCATCGGACATCCTCGCAAATTTCTTTGCATCCTCAATGGTTTCTATCTCATCACCCGCCATATCAAAGATGGCGTTGATTAGTTTTTGTCTTATCGTTTCTTTCATAGTACAAAGGTAAGTGTAATAAATTTAACCTGCAAATTTTATTATGAAAAAAGTTTCCAAGTTAATGATTCGTCACTAGATAAATCACAAGCAATCTCAATATTATTTAAATGCGTCCAACACTCATCTGCCATACCTGTTGGCTTTTGAAATGTCTCACCCAATCCATTCTCATAGATGAATGCACGAATAACCTTTAGATCGTCCTCAACCATGGCTAGTCGGTGTTTTAATTGTTCTACCTCGTTCATATTATGATAGTTTTTCTAATTCAGTTATATACGCCTCGAATTCATTTCTCATCTCATCAGTATCAAATTGTGGTTTACCTTCATCATCAATGTAATAATAAACCCCAACCTTAATTTCCTTTGGTAAGATGTCTTCAACCTCAAGTTCCCCACTATGAATACACTCAATGATTCTTTCCTCGTATTCCTTTTGAATATTATAGGGACAATCGCAAACTCGTAACGCCTCGAACTCATCTTCATTTAATCCAAGTAAAGCGTCTTCTTTACTACCTGCAAAGAATATCTTTCCGTCAGTCCAACGAACAAATGTGTTGGTTTTCTTTTCTCTAACAAGGTAAGTACCTTCTTTTCTATAAATGTTCATAGTGTTTTGATTTATGATACAAAGATACTTATAATAAATTTAACTCGCAAATTTTCGATCGAAAATTATTAACAAAAAAGGGAACTTTCGTTCCCCTCTTGTTTATCAAAATCAAATCACAAATCAATCTTCACTATCGGTGTATTCAATACAATTACACTCAACAAATAGTTTCAAGTGTCGCACATCATCAACATAAACAAACTCCATTTGCATAGTATCTTCGTTTGTTGTGTTAAATCGGTGGCTCTCATCTTCAACCTCACCCCCTGTTTCGGGTTGGAAATCGTATGAGTGGTTTTCAAATTTATCTTGCAAATCTTTGATAGCAACTTCAAGTTCATCAGTTAAGATAAAATCTTTTTTGTAATCAACACTCGCACCATTCCAATTTGAATTAGCCATACCCAAAATGTATTCATCAAGTATCTTAAATTCCTCATCAGTAATTGGTACTAAAACTTCACCACTTTTGTTTTCCGACCATTCAGCTTCTGCTGATTTGGTGTAATAAAACTCATCACCCTCATCAGACAATTCAATACGAACATAACCACTTTCACCAATATAGTGTCCATCGGATGCTTCGTAGAACTGAACATTTTTATACACCTCATCTTCAAAGTAACTTTCCAAGTTACCACTTTCATCAACGACATTACCATCTACATCATAGAATGATAGTGAGGTGTCGTTCATACTATCACCACCACAACTGAACTGAAATTCAGCGTATGAAATGTTAGCCTCGTTCCATTTTTTAATTATTTCTTGCATATTGTTTTGATTTATGATACAAAGATAAGTGTAATAAATTTAACTCGCAAACTTTTCTTCATTTTCTTTTCTTAATTTTTCCAAGAAAAGATTTGCAGTTTCAATCGCTTCGGGGTTTTCAACTAATTTAACTCCGTTGCACATCCACTCTTGCACTTCCAAGTGTTTAAGATAATCTTGTGGTGTTGGTACGAACTTCATACGGAAATCTTCCAATATGTGCAACATAGCAATATCAACCACATCAACACTTTTTCCATCCGAATTGGTTATATTGTAACCGAATATCTTTGGAACAATAGTGTAAGCGAACCAAGTGTTATGTGTTAATAACCTTGCTGAATTGTTGTTCATAGTCGCTTTCGGACTATCAATCAGTTCGTGGATTGCCAAGTAATCTTCTACTTTACCACCCCAACGCTTAACTGAACTTTTTGAATGAATTAAAGGATTTGCCATTGTGTTTTGTTTTGATAGTACAAATGTACATACAATAAATTTAACCTGCAAATTTTACTACAAAAAAGGGGAAATTTCTTTCCCCTTTAACTAATCCCAAATTCGTGTTACTTGTTGGTTGAATGGGTTGTACTCAACTTGCTTACCCATAACCCAATCACCTTTATCAACTTTCAAAGTTTTGTGTTCGTTACTCCACGCACCATTCGGCTTTTCGTGTTTCAACTCACTATCTTCTTTGATAGTTATTTCGTGGAAATCTACTACATCAGTATCCATAGAGAAACTTCCGTAGAGTGTGTGTTGATTGATACCTTCACCAACCAACAATGTGTGCTTTTTTAACGATTTTTTCATTGTGTAATGATTTTATGATACAAAGATAAGTGTAATAAATTTAATGTGCAAATTTTATCTTAACTTTCTGCAACAAGTAATTTAAGATATTCTTTTTCGGTTAGGTGTCTTGCCGTAATCAAAGGCTCATACTTACCTTTTGGTTTAATCATAACGCAATCACCTTGACGAATGATTTTGTCAATCTTACCTTTTGGTACATTGGTTTGAATAGTCCAAGCAATACATTGGGTAGCGTTAATCTTATTCTTATCCCAATTCCACATATCACCCAATTCGTTTGTGCGATATACTGACTGCAAATCAACCCAAATAAGATACTCCCTATCCGTACTTGTATCCTTGCAACGAATATAGTGGCAATTATCCATTTTACGCCAAGAATTTTCTATCCCTTGACTGAACACTTCGCCATCAACTTCGTACAACTCATAGGTGTCGTTGAACTTATGTTCAACCAATTCACCTTGTTCGTTAATCCAAGATGTTTGCTTTTTAATTGTTTCCTTTGATAGCAATTTTGGATTAACCGATTTAACAATGTTATCAATCCCCAAATGAACGATACCAATTCTGCGTTGTTCCAAGTTAGGTAACAATGCAATATCGCTAAACGAAGCTGGAACAATGTCATTCCAAAAGTCCTCTAATTGAGCCATCGGACATTCATCTTTGTACTTTAATTTGAGAACACGACATCCCAAGTCAAATGGGAAATCTACATTACTGATTACTATTTTTGCCATATTGTTTTGATTTATGATACAAAGGTAAGTATAATTTATTTAACCACAAAATTTTATTACAAAAAAATGGGGAAATTTCTTTCCCCACTATTTTAATACTCATACTCAACTTCCCAACTCACCCTCTGTGTTTTCTTTTGTAGTAACGCTTTAAGGTCTTTGGTAAACTTCTTTTCAGCATCACTATTAAAGTAAGAACCCAACGCACTCTTAACTACTTCAAGTATCGGTGTATTCTTTGTGGTGTCGCTGAATGTAAAGTACGCATCAACCGACCAATCCTTTGGTATTGAGCCATGGTCTTGGTGACCAATACGAGCCTTTTTTAAGCCTCTCTCCATACGGATAATTGGTGTTTCGTACACATCAGTCATATCATCGTACCAATCAATTTCGCTGAACGATACTGACATCGCTAATAGGTTCTTGGTCTTAATAGATTTCCAAAAACTTTCAACATTCTCTGCGATACGATTTTCATTTACATACAACTGCGATTTTCTATCCGAACCCGAAAAGTCCGAACTGATACATAAACGCAATTTGTTGTCTTGGCTTAATCGGTTTACTGATACCGATAAACATTCTTGTGTGAAAAGTGATTTTATCATTGTGTTTTGATTTAACTATACAAAGGTAAGTGTAATAAATTTAACTCGCAAATTTTAATGAAAAAAAATGGGGGAAATTTCCCCCACTCTTTATGCAACTTCTTCTTCCAACTGACAAGCCTCACCTCTTTCAGTAGCCTCGATCAATTGGGTGATTTCGTGCTTGATGCCATCTTT